TGACCTGATTGCAAAAGTGGGCGGCTTTGTTTCAGGCATGGACAAGGCTGAGCGTGCTTCTGAAAAGTGGGCTAAGCAGGTCCAGAAAGACGCCGCTGCCAGTTCTGCCGCACTGCTTTCGGTGGGCGGCGCGGTTCAGGCAGCAGCGCTTGCGGCAGGCACGGCCGGTTTCGCTTTGCTTAAATCAACGTCTGAACAGGTAAATGCCACAGACCAGTGGGCTAAGTCGCTGAAAATGTCCACGCAGGAGCTTCTTGCCTGGCAGTTCGCGGCAGAGAAAGCCGGTATCTCCGGTGACAATATGGCTGACATCTTCAAAGACCTCAGCGATAAAATCGGTGATGCGGTCCTGAATAAGTCAGGTGAGGCCGTTGATGCACTTAACTCGCTTGGCCTGTCTGCCGATAAGCTGTCGAAGGTATCGCCGGATAAGCAGCTGCTGGCGATTGGTGAAGCGCTGGGCAAAATCAGCACCAACGCAGGCAAAGTCACCATCCTTGAAAGCCTGGGTAATGACCTTTCAAAACTTCTTCCGCTATTCGACAACAACAACGCAAAGCTGACTCAGTTCATTCAGCTGGCGAAAGATTATGGCGTCGCGCCTGACCCGCAATCCATTGATGACCTGATTAAGGTCAACACCCTGTTTCAGGATATGGAGGCGCAGGTAAAAGGGCTGAAGATGGAGATTGCAGCCGGGCTGGCGCACGTTGACCTGAGCCCGCTGAATAACTCTCTCTCAGACATTCATGATGTACTGACCGATCCACAGGTTCTACAGGGTATCGCCGACCTGGTCAGTCAGGTGGCACAGCTTGCCGGATGGCTGATTAAGGCTGCGGCGGGCGCAGGTAAACTGGCGTCAACTTCCGGTAACAGAATGGCCGCGCTGGGTAATCGCGTGGATATGGATAATCCAGACCAGATTCAGGCCCGCATTGACTACCTGAACAGCACGACAAAAGGTCGCGGCAATGGCATGTACGATGGCAGCCAGACCTTTCTGGGCTGGATTATGGGCAAGGACGACAGCGTTAAAGCTGTATCTGACGAAATTGCCACACTCACCGGCCGTCTGACAGAGCTGAACAGGCAGCCCAAAGACATCAAAGTGTCACCCGACGTCACGCCGGGAACGGCTTCTTCACTGCTGGATTTCGGACTTGGTAAAGGAGAAACAAACGGCAAGCCGGCGAAGGTGAAAAAAGACACTGCAGCTGCAAAGCTGGAGTCTGCTTTCAAGGCTACTGAGCGTGGCTATATGCGCCAGATTGAGCTGATTGACACAACCGGCAAAAAGACGGCTGTGGTGACCGAACAGCAGAAACTCCAGTTTGATATTGCTGACGGCAAACTGCAGGGGCTTAACGCCACACAGCAGAAGCGTCTGGAATTTCTGGCGCAGGAAGTTGACCGGCTGAATGCGGTCAAAAAGGCTAATGAGGAAAATGCCAAAATAGCGGCATTCGTTGCAAACCTACAGGCGCAGAACAGCAACGCAAAATCATCGCTGAATATTGACGTTCAGGGGGCCGGTCAGGGCGATAAAGAGCGCCAGCGCATGAAGGAACGCCTGAGCATTGAGCGGGAATATCTCGATCAGCAACGTGAACTGCAGACGCAGTATCAATCTGGTGATATCACCAAATCCCTCTATGAACGTGAAACCAGTGCTATCGGCAGCGCCATGAGCGACCGCCTGAAAATTCAGGAACACTATTACAAAAGCATGGATGTCATGCAGTCTGACTGGATGGGCGGCGTGAGTGATGGGCTGGCGAACTGGCTGGATACGTCTTCAAACTATTCGGCCTCAGCGGCAAGCATCGTCAGCAGCTCTATGGATGGCGCACTGGATAACGTTTCATCCATGCTGATGGGGAACAAAGCCAGCTGGAAGGACTGGGCTTCATCAGTGCTCAGCATGATCGCCAAAGTCGCCCTGCAAATGGCCGCTGTAAACCTGATAGGCGGACTGGTGAGTTCAGTCGGCGGCGCTGCTGTTGGCGCGGCATCGGCTGGCGGTGGCACAGCGAATAACTCATTCAGTAGTGGCTCCTACAACAACCTGACGCTTAACGCCAAAGGGGGCGTGTATGAGTCCCATGACCTGAGCCAGTACAGCGGATCGGTTGTCAGTTCTCCGACGCTGTTTGCCTTCGCTAAAGGTGCTGGTCTGATGGGCGAGGCGGGTCCTGAAGCGATTATGCCGCTGACGCGTGCGGCAGATGGCTCACTGGGTGTGCGTGCGATAGGCAGCGGCGGTGGCAGTGGCGGTACATCTATTTCTGTAAACGCACCTGTTACGGTTGAGGGCGGTGGTGCTGGTGAGACCAGCAGCGCCAATACGGCCAATACCGCCCGACAGCTGCAGAGCATGATTCAGACGGTCCTTTCAGCTGAGCTGAAGAAAGCAATACTGCCTGGCGGCATACTTTACCGGGGCGGATAACATTCATGGTGAAAAATGGCGATTGATACTTTTGGCTGGTGCGTCAGAACGGGGGCGACAGAAGAGGTTAATGTTGCCACGCTCCAGGCACAGTTCGGTGAAGGCTATAAGCAGGTTGCCGGTGTCGGGATTAACGACCAGCGCGAGTCCTGGCCGGTAACCTGCAGCGGCAGCAAAGCAGAAATGGCGACCGTGAGGGCTTTTCTCATAGCACACGTCACTGCCTCCTGCTGGTGGGTCAATCCGTGGGGAGAGAAAAAGCTTTACCGCGTTAAGTCTGATTCAATCCGGCCCGCTTTCATCAACGGCAATTTCGTGGAAATCAGTTTTACCTTCGAGCAGTCTTTCGCACCGTGACATGTCACGATAACAACAGGGCGCTCAGCGCCCTTTTTTATTGGGTGAAAAATGAGTTTTAACCAGGACATTCAGGCGCTGGAGCCGGGGAGTCTGGTCCAGCTGATAGAGATTGACGGCACAGCTTTCGGTCTTGATACCGTGCTGCGCTTTCATGCGTACAACCTGCCGACCGAAGGCTGGCGGTCGTTTGCAGCGGAAAACCTCCCGTCAATCATCTGGCAGGGCAATGAGTACGATCCGCATCCGTATGAGCTGACCGGCATGGAAATGAGCAGCACCGGTTCACAGCCGACGCCAAAGCTTTCTGTTGGCAACGTAGGCAACTATGTCACGGCGCTCTGCCTGCAGTTTGACGACATGGTTAAGGCGAAGGTGCGTATCCATACCACGCTGGCAAAGTATCTCGATGCGGCAAACTGGACTGCAGGCAATCCCAGTGCAAACCCGCAGGAAGAGCGCGTTCAGCTGTTTTACGTGAATGCGAAAACCTCCGAGACGCGTGCTCAGGTGGATTTCGAGCTCTGCTCACCGTTTGATATCCAGAGCCTGCAGCTGCCATCACGCCAGATTACGCCGGTCTGTACCTGGTGCATGCGTGGATGGTATCGCACCGGCACCGGGTGCGATTACGCAGGCAACCGATATTTCACAAAGGATGGCACTGCCACTAACGACCCGTCAAAAGATGTCTGCGGCGGTCGGATGGCTGACTGCAAAGCGCGCTTCGGCGATGACCAGCCACTGCCGTTCGGCGGGTTCCCGGCTGCAAACCTGCAGGGGAAATAACGATGCGCAAAAAGATTCTTGAGGCGATACGCGAGCACGTGGCCGCCGAATATCCGAAAGAGGCATGCGGACTGGTCATCCAGTCAGGCCGGACCCAGAACTACATCCCCTGCCGGAATATCGCTGACGCACCGACCGAGCATTTCACGCTGTCGCCAGAGGATAAGCGGGCAGCGGAGGCGCAGGGCGAAATCCTGATGGTTATACACTCGCACCCGGACGTGCCGCAGCTCATTCCGTCAGAACATGACAGGGTGCAGTGCGACTTCTCAGGCGTGGAGTGGGGGATCATGTCGTGGCCTGATGGCGACTTCTGCACTATCAGCCCGCGGACTAATCGCGACTACACAGGTCGCCCCTGGCTGATTGGCGGTAATGACTGCTGGACGCTCATCATGGACTGGTACCAGCGTGAGCACGGCATCAACCTGAAAAACTGGTCTGTTGACTATGAGTGGTGGGTGGACGGCAAAGAAAATCTGTATGACGACAACTGGCAGTCAGAGGGGTTTGTTGAGGTTGAACCAGCGGAAATGCGTGAGGGCGACATGATCATGATGCGCATCAGCGCCCCGGTAACGAACCACGCCGCAATCTATTTGGGCAACAATATTATTCTTCATCATAACGCCGGGAGCCTGTCTACACGGGTTCCCTATGGCGAATACTGGCGTAACCGTACCGTGCGCATTGTGCGCCGAAAGGAGCTGATGGATGCTTAAAACCATGCGACTCAAAGGCCGGATGGCAAAAATGTTTGGTCAGGTTCATCAGTTCCACGTAGCTGATTTGCGGGAGCTGCTGCGTGCGATGTGCTCACAGGTGCCGGGATTCAAAAAGTATGTGTCAAACGCCCACCTCAACAACATCCGGTTCGCCTTCTTCAGCGGCAAAGACAATATCGGCCTGCAGGAATTCGATATGTCCTCAGCCGCAACTGAGTTTCAGATGGAGCCGGTGCTGGAAGGTTCAAAGCGTGGCGGTACGCTGCAGATCATCATCGGTGCCGTCGCGATTGTGGCCGCGTTCTTCACTGCTGGCGCGTCACTGGCGGCATACGGCGCAGCTATTGGTACCACTACTGCAGTTGGCCTGGCAACTACAGCGCTGACCAGTATCGGTATCAGTATGCTGCTGGGCGGGGTCGTGCAGATGCTGACTCCGCAGCCCAAACTTAACATAGGTGCCTCATCCAGCACGGACAATAAGCCGAACTACGCGTTTGGTGCGCCGGTCAACACAGTCGCGATGGGCTATCCGGTGCCGGTGCTATACGGGAAGCGGGAAATAGGCGGCGCTATAATCAGCGCCGGAAGTTTTACCAGCGATCAGCAATAACAATCAGTCAAACCAGTCGTCCATTTTATCCTGAGCCTGCTCTTTGACATTATCGTCAATGTACATAGTCACGGCAGCTAACGCACCGGCAAGCACACCTAAATCATCTGAATATCCTATTGCAGGTAATGCGTCTGGTACGGCGTCGATAGGCAAAACGAAATATGCAAGGGCTCCGTAAATTGTTGTTTTAGCCCAAATTGGCGTATCAGGCCGTTGAGCTGCATAGTAAAGCCAAAGTGATTTCTCTATTACTCCGCTACCTGCTTTTTTCGCATACTTCACGGTTTTAGACCAAAAGCCATCATCATTAAAATCGTTAGCAGTAGTGAACTTATTTTCCATGTTTCCTCCTGAGTTTAGTAGCAATCGAATATCGGCATTTTTTCAGGTGACTTTATTTTTTTATGGATATATATCGCTATGCACAAACTTATTACTTATTCGATATCAGGCAGTAAAGGAGGTGGAGGCAGCGCCCATACGCCGGTAGAGCAGGCGGATGATCTGCTGTCTATCGCCAAACTGAAAATGCTGCTGGCGATCTCTGAAGGTGAGATTCAGGGCGACTTAACCGCGCAGCAAATTTACCTGAATGATACGCAACTGGCGAACGAAGACGGCACCTACAACTTCACCGGCGTAGTGTGGGACTGGCGTAAAGGTACGCAGGACCAGACCTATATTCAGGGTATGCCTGAAGTCGATAATGAGCTTTCGGTTGGTGTTACAATAACGCAGGCCATCGCCTGGACCCGCCAGTTTTCCAATCTGACGCTGGATGCCGTTCGCATTAAGCTGAGTCTGCCTGTGCAGTATCAGTACAAAGACAACGGCGACATGGTTGGTACCGTGACGCAGTATGCCATTGATCTCTCTACTGACGGCGGTTCATGGGTCACGGTGGTGGACGGAAGGTTTGAC